GGGTACCTGCGCCCCGTCCCGCGCCCCGAGCTTCCCCGACCAAACGTACCAGCTCCGTCACAACCTGTCCTATAAATGGGACACTTCGTAACGGAACACGACAAAAAGACCCGTGACTACATAACGTAGTCAACGGGTCTGATTGTATCCGTGGGATCGTAGGTTGTATATAGAAGATTGCCAATCCGCCAGCCGTTCGGCTCATATTCCAGAGTAGCGCCCGAACCGCGTCCATATAAATTTAACCAACGTCCCAAAGACTCCTATATTATACCATAAAACTATTTAATTGTAAAGGTCGTTTCTACCAAAACTACACCGCCCGAGCATCTTTTCGGCATCAGTTTGCCATCGAAGGTTGCACCCGAATGGAAGTTATCATATGTAACCTTCTCTTTCACGTTGTCAGGCATACCCGCGCAGATAACCTTCGTTTCACCGTCAACCGTCAACATATACGTCTTCGCGCGTATCCACTTGGAATCGGAGAAGTCGCCCTCATCCTTCCAAGCTCCAAGACTCGTCGGGTGTACCTCCAGTCCCTGCGGTTCATCGTATCCTGCAAGTTTCAAAGAGTCGGTATCTGCATAAATAAATCGGTTATAATTCGCCTGTGCGCTTCTTATCGTCTTTTCACGGGCATACGCGGTTATGAAACAACCCATAGCCGTATAAACGGGGTCGCGTTCTTCGGGGTCGTCGAGCTTGTAGCGGATAACGTCGTCCTCTTCATCCAGATACGGAATCTTTTTACGGGCGTGGGGGTTCGTTGCGAATTTGCCGTACAAAGAGTTTAACATGAGTTTTGCAAGCTGTCTGAGCGCACCTGTTGATGTTTCCTTTATGTGCATCCAGTAGTCGATATAATCTTTAAACATACCGACAGCCCCTTTAAATTGGTATCCATTTATAAAGGTAACGTCGTCAAGGTTGTAATGATCCACCATGAGTTGATAGTCAACAGAAGTTAACCACATTTCAACAGGCTCATCCTCCCAATAGCAACCGATTTTAACTTTGCTGGAAGTCAAATACTCCGTCTCAATGAATCGGCGGTTATTTTTTAACTGTATCGTTGGGATGTGGTTCTCTTTCAGTTTAAATCGGCACTTTAGATGAACGATAAAAAGCGGATAGTCTGGGCCGGGTGTTGGTTTACCTTCAAAGTAACGCGGATACCCATACGGAAGCAAACAACTATGCATAACCCATGGGTACAATGAGTTAACGTCGTATTGCTTCCCGCGTACCCCTCTTACATTTTTATATTTTGGGTTTAGCCATGTAAAACCGCCTTTATAGGCACGTCTGATGTCTGCATCCAGTTCGACGGGTAGACACGGAAACCAGCGGTCGAAGTTTTCGCCTACAATCTTCTTATAGCCGTGGAGCGCATCAGAGGCGTTCGTCATTTTCTTTAGCCCCTGATCGAATTGTTTCTTCAATGCGCCTGCGACGATTTTGCAGTCGTCTGTGATATACTCGTTTTCGTTATCGTCGGGGGTATATCCAACGGGGCGCGGTTTGTTATAGTCAATTTCGCCCTTACTCATTGGAAGCTCGAAAGCTTTCGCAATCTGTGCAACTTTAAAAGGGAGTTTTTTCAAGGAGTCGTAAAAAACAACCTTTTTATACTTCTTATTGGGTAGCTTTTCAAAAACCACTTCGATTGAATAGAAAAGACCGTCGTCTGTGATAAGAGTTTGAAATGTTCGGTCTTTTCTGCTGTCGTTGTGGCGGTATCCGTGTTTGAGAAGCCAATACAGGATAAATTCACCGTCGAATCGGAGATTGTGAAAATAACAGACTGTGTTCTTATTGGATAGATACCCTATAAAACTGTCAAGGTCTATCCCAAGGAATTCTACCTTTAGCGTTTCAATATCAACGGCGCACCCCGCCCACACGCGACAGTCGTTAACGTCGGTTGTGGTCTCGAAGTCTGCCATTAGGGTTTGCCGTTTTTGTACCATGTTTAATACTCCTCTTCGCTTAGGTCGTTTTCTTTTAACCTCATTCCCAACTCGGCGCGTATCTTGTTCATTTTCGCGCTTAGCTCGTTCGGGTCGTACACGTAGGATATTTCGAGAAACTCGTTGTTTTTGACAAACTCGCGGTATTCTTCGGGCTTCATCATGCGGATTTTCATCTTAATATCTTTCCCCGCGTCCCCGAAAACATTGTCGATTGCTTTCATGTGATTACGTTTGTACAGCCGAGTCATATCGTCGAGGTACTTTCCGCTTTGGATGTCGCTCTGTTTTCCTAGATAACTTTCAAAGTCTGCTTTACTTGTAAAACGTTGTAAATTAGTCTTTTGATGTGGTATCATGAAGTCAGGTTCTTTTCCCATTAGCCGAAGCTGGGAAGCTTCGGGGTGGGCATTCTTGTATTCTTCCATCATCTTTTTACGGCGGTAATTGGAACGGTTGACAGCCTTCTCCATCTCTTTACGCTCTTTTTCGGAGAAGAACACACCGTGCTGGTTTACATACCCGCCGTTCGTCTTTTTTAGGTTCGGTTGACCTTTTTTCCTGCCTACCTTTGGCGCGGTAGGCTTCCCTCTTTTATTCCACTTTTTTGAACTCATACCTTAACCCTCTACACGTCTATAAAAAGATACATACACCTGTCGAGTCAACAGGTTGATTATCTCGGTCGGCAACAGCTCTCGGATACAGAGTTTGTCTATCGTCTTGTTGAGTCTTGCCAATTCTTTTTCTATATCGCGGGTGTATATCTCCAGCTTCTTTGCACTGGAAAATTTGAAAATATCGCCGTACGGCGATGTAAACGCATACGGCGATATTTCAAGATTTTTATACACCCCGCGTCTGGTTTTGTCAGACACGGTACAACCCCCTTAGTTCTCGGGATAAAATTCTACGTTGGTGTAGGTTCTGTTTGACTTCTTTGCTTTCTTCTCTGCAAGAACCATCGGAAGACCTTCGTTAACGATTTCATCGTGATAACCTTCCTCTTCCAACTTAAAGAGTCTGTCGGTCAGGACAGCACCGCCGAAATAGAACTTGCTGGGTCTTTCTTTAATGGTAAAGACCGCGTAAACCTCGCCGTCGTCGTTGGGAAGAAAACCGTATTCGCTGATCGTTACGACCTGTCCGAGAATATCGCGGTTTTCACCCTTCTCTTTTCCGTCCATGAACGGAAGCTGGACACTAAATTCCTTTGCTCTGTCTTTAAGGGACTTCTTCATGTTGTTGCTCATTTTGGCAACCTCCTATAATATATTAGCCTGTCTCATCAGTCGCGGTAGGCTATCTCCGCGAGACAATGCCCTGCAAGCAGGGCAATTGTTTCGACTATTTCTCTTTGTGTTCGAGTACACACCAATGCGAGAAGCATTCCGTACATGACGGGAAATAATCACATAACTTATCTGATATGTCATTGCACCATTTGAAATGTTCTTCTGCCATTCTGTAAAGTTCTTCGGGTGGAAGGGTGCGAATCCATTCGAGATTAGTCATTCTCTTCATCCTCCTGCGCTTCTTCTTCCTCGGGTTCGTATTCGCGTTTTAAAAGTTCTTCTTCGTTGCTCTGGAGTGCATAAATCATGGTGATGATTTCATCAAGCGGAGCGCCCATTCCAATGCGTTCAGCAATGTAGAAGCGCGTATTTTCGCAGGCTCTGCGGGCGATGGGTAACGGCACGTTAAACAGGGACATAGTTTTGTTTTTCATGGTTGGCAATCTCCTTTAGGAATAATTTTTCGGTCTCTCTCGACCACGTGTATATTATAGCACTTTTCAGAAAATATGGCAAGACATTTTTTCAGTTTTTCTTAAAAATGTGCAAAATATTTTTGCTTGACTTTTCTAATACTTTATGTATAATATTATTGCAATATAACATTATGTATAGGAGGTTGCCACAATGACCCTTGAAGAATTGCAAGCGGAGGTTTTGCGCTTGCAGGAGGAAAACGCAGATTTGAAGACGGAGCGCGACACGTTAACCGCGACGAACTCAGAACTCACCAAAGAGATCGACGAGGTACGCGCAACAAATCAACGTTATTTTAACAAACTAACAGCCCATTATGCCGAACCAGATAAGGGTGACGAGGAAGCCGAAGAAACATCTGAAAGCTGGTCGGACTTTTTACAAAATCATAACATTATAGGAGGTCGATAAATAATGGGATTTTCTGTTGATATGCTCAACAAGATTCGGAACGAAGCGAGCGCTGAATACGGTCGTGTTGTTCCCGAAGCTACGCGCGAAAATATCTGGCGCGTGGGTACAATCATCTTTGACTACGAAGTAGCCACCAACGAGTTTTTCAACCAGCTCATTCACAAGATCGGTAAAACTATCATTGAGGCGCAGAGCTTCAAAAACAAGCTCGCCCGCTTCAAGACTGGCACGATCATGTCACAGCAGGATGTTGAGGAGATCTTCGTAGGAATGATGCAGGGTACACCCTCCACATTTAAGTCCCTCGAAGACACTTCCAACGCTCTGTTTACCCGTAAGAACAATATCCCCGTTACGGTTCGCTACCACCGCATGAACCGTCAGGATCGATATGAGTTTACAATCGGTGAACTGGATGTTAAGCGTGCGTTCAAATCCGAAGAGACTCTTGATGCTTTCGTCACTCAGCTCTTCAACTCGGTATACACTCGCGTAGAATATGACGAGTATATTCACATGAAGCATCTTCTCGAAAAGTACGGACATTGGGAGTTGCCGGGCGAAGAGGAAACCGAAGACGCTATCACTGGCTACAATAAATACGTCGACTATGCCGTCACTGCCGTCACGGATGAAGCAAGTGCCCGCGCTTTCATCCGCACCGTCCGCAAGGCTTCCATGGATATGTCTTTTATGTCGAATAAATGCAATACCGATGGTCTGATGCTTGCAACACCTGTTGAGAGTCAGGTGCTTTTCATCAATAAAGATGTTCTTGCTCACGTTGACGTGGACGTGCTGGCGAAATCGTTTAACCTTGGCAAAACCGACTTCCAGACAGAGGTTGTAGTTCTTGACGACTTCGGCAAGCTCCCCGACACTTACGCGCTTTTGGTCGACAAAGACTTCTTCCGCGTATATGATACCTACTCGGCGATGAAGAAGCACGAAAACGGGGCTTCCCTGTTTACAAACTACTTCTATCACGTCCACCAGATTCTTAGCATTTCACCGTATAAAAACGCGGTTAGATTCACAACTAACCCCGTGGAATATTGGGAGTAAACAACGATGAGTACACCGCAATCCTCCATTTATATATGCGCGGGTGTACGTCTTGATAATAGGTATGAGCATTCGATTCACTTTACCACCCCGAACGCTCAACAGGAATACTTCGCGGGGAAGGTTGTTGCGAACTTCTCCGCGTATTCCTTTTTACGGAAGTCGTGGAAGATAAAAGTCGAGTCGACCATGGAAACGGCGAAGCGCTGGACGTACCTATATTTTAGAAACGGCACAGGCAAGTATTATTATTACTTTATCAACGAGATTGAATACGTTAACGACCACACCGTCGAGTTGAATATCGAACTTGATGTTCTCCAGACCTATCTCTTTGACTTCCAGATGCTCCCGTCCTTCGTGGAACGTCAGCACGCAATAACCGACACGGCGGGCGACAACACAATAGACGAAGGTTTGGAACTGGGCGAGCTTTACGACAACAAAGTAACCGACTGGGCAACACTGAACAATCTTTGTATTATGGTGCTCTGCACGATTAACCCGAACTACGTCGGCGAGATTATTGGCAACGTTCCCGCGCTCGGCGGTTTCTATAATGATGTTTTCTCTGGGCTTGGTTGCTATGCTGTCGACCCTTCGAAATTGCGCGAGTGGGGCGACACTCTCGACGATATGAGCACGGAGGGTGTTATTGATTCCGTCGTTGCAATGTGGATGTATCCGAAAGCACTTGTTAAGCTCGGAGGGGAAGACACTTGGGACAGCGACGTAACCGCGCATTATGTCTCAAGGGCGAAAGTCGGCGAAACGGAAATACACCTTAACAAGCCTACGAAGCTCGACGGGTACACACCCCGAAATAAAAAGCTTCTTACCTTCCCTTATAATATGCTTTACGCCTCGAATAACTCAGGCGGTTCGGCGGTCTATCACTGGGAACGGTTCGAGATGCCCGATGCGATATTTAACACCGCTGGCTCAGTCTCTCCCGACGGAACTGTGAAGATGTATCCTACAAGCTACAACGGTTTGAAAACGACCGACGACAACGGGCTTCCTGCATGGGAGATAAACTATGATCAGGGTCTCACCCTCGGCGGTTTCCCGTCCTGCGCGTGGGATGCCGACATTTATAAGATGTGGTTGGCACAGAACGGTAACCAACACGGCTTTGCATACTCAACGGGTATTCTTAAAGCTGTCGCGGGTGCTGGCTCGGCGGTTGTTTCCGCGTTCTCAGGTAATATCATGGGTGCGGTCGGCGGTGGAGTCTCGGCGGTAAGCGGAGGTCTACAAATCGGGGAACTCCTCGCACAGAAAAAGGATATGGAGATAACACCCCCGCAAGCTCGCGGTAACTTCTCCGCTAACGTGAATGTTTCGGTAGGGAAGCATACCTTCTCTTTCATTCACAAATCAATCACAGCGGAACGCGCTCGGATTATCGACGACTATTTTGATATGTACGGTTACAAGGTAAACCGCGTTATGATCCCAAACCTTAAAGCTCGTAAAGCTTGGACGTATATTAAAACGGTAGGTTGCAATATCGCGGGTGACATATGCAACGAAGACCGCACGAAAATAACGTCGATATTCGACCGCGGTATAACATGGTGGGTAAAAGGCGATAAGGTTGCCGACTACTCACAGGATAACACCATTTAGGAGGTGAACACATGGCGAGAAAACGCGCCAATTTATCTGACCTTTTAAATAACCTAACCTATCGAACGTTATTCGATAAGTACAGACTTATCGCCGAAAACTCTTGGGAATGGAAGAATCTCCCAGACGGAATACCCGCACACTTTATCGAAAAGGTTCTTTTCTCCCGTGGGTACGGTTGTTTTTTCAAGGCTCGCGGTATGGGACTTATGTTCCTCGAATGTGACGGACTCGGCCAACTCAACATTTACGGGGAAGAACTGGTATATCGCGCTCACGGCTACCGTTTCCAGCAGACTGTCGATGCAGATAAGTGTGTTATCGTTCGAAACAACATTCTAAAGCTCCCAACCGAACCGTTCATAACTCACTATGTGAACAAACTCACAGAGGCGGAGCGCACGATGGACGTGAATATCAAATCATGTAAAACCCCTGTTATATTCACTTGCGACGACAAAGACCAGCTTACGTTCAAGCGAATGTTCCAAGAGGTCGACGGGAACGCACCCGCTGTCTTTTGCGACCGCAATATTAACCCCGACAGCATAACCGCGTACCAGACGGGTGTTAAGTTCATGGGAAACGATCTGATGGACTACAAGCGAAGTGTAGAGTCTGACCTGCTTACGTTCCTCGGTCAGAACAATACACCTGTTGATAAGAAGGAACGCCTCATCACCGACGAAGCGGAAGCAAATAACCAGCTGATCGAATCCTTCGCAGATCTCCAGCTCTCAGCCCGCCAGAAGGCTTGCGAAGAAATCAACAATATGTTTGGTCTCAACGTGCAGGTCTCGCGCCGTGTGAATAAATCTGTGGAAAAAGTGGAGGGTAACGAAGATGTTCAGAGCTAACTATACCGTCGTCGGAACAACCGTTGAGCTGGGCGAACTTCTGGATTCAGGTTTCAAGCTCTGGGACTTCGATTTTCCTGCGCCTCGATCTGAAATCGAATATAACGGTAAAAGGTGTGTTGTTGACTTCAACCGCGACAGACTCATACAGAAGATAAACAACCATTACCGTTTCCGTGAAATTGGACAGGAAACACCCGCACGCTTCAAACACTATCTGAAAACACGGCTCAATGAAATTATGCCGTACTACGTTCAGCTATATGAATTCGATGCAAAATTCCGAAACATTGAAGACCCTCTCGAAAGCTACAATCTGCTTGAAACCTTTACAGAGGATATTCGTAACGCTGGGAGTGTTACAGGCAACACGTCGGGCGAGTCTTCGGGAGTTACGAACGGCACGAAGAACAGCACGAAGAACGGTAGCTCACTGGATAAGTTCTCGAACACCCCGCAAGGGTCAATTGAGAACCTCGAACATTATCTCACAGAGGCTCGGAACATTCTGACCGACGAGACAGCCTCTGAGACCGCGAACGAATCCAACACAGGAAGCGTCAGCGGTTCAAGCTCGGAGACTTCCGAAGGGACAACCGCAACAACTCGCTCCATTCAGAGGAAGGGTAATATCGGCGTTCAACCTCTCGGCGGTGAGGTTCAGAACATCCGCTCTGCTTTTATCAATATCGACTTAATGATTGTCGAAGAACTCAACAACCTATTTATAGGTATTTATTAAGGAGGCAAATATGGCACTTAAAGGACTCGGACACTACGCGCTGGAATCACACCCTACCGTCTACGATGAGGAATCCTTAACCGCGCTGGAACTCTGCGCCCGCGCAACGGCAAAGGTCAACGAATGTATTCGGGCATTCAACGAACACGAAAAGACCGTTGTCGAAGGTCTCGAAAAACTCGATAAGAAAATCGACTCTTTCGAGTACGGTATCGAAGGGTACGTCGGCGACTGGCTCGATGCTCACCCCGAAGCAACTACAACGGTTCTTAAGGGTTCACTCGGAACGGAGCATCTGACAGAGGAAGCGAAGGAAATACTCAAGACACCCTACGTTAACGTAAAGAATCACGGTGTTATCGGTAACGGTATTGTGGATGATACGAACGCTATTAACTCCATTGTTAACAAATTCAGCTCGCCTCTTTTCTTCCCGAATGGCAAGTACAAGATAACCGACACGCTGATGCTTTCGAATTCGATATACTGCGACGAACGCGCAGAGTTTATCTTTGCGCCGTCAGAGAACGTGAGCGGAAAGAACGCTATACATATTAAGTCGAGCATGGTACGACTCATCACTTCCCAACCGTGTTTGACACAGGGTAAAACTCTGATGATAGAAGGCGCTTCTCTCAATGTAACCTCCGGGGACGTGCTTTTCCTTAACGGAGATATTAAAGCCTCCGAGAACGCGCGCGACTATGACACGATACGCGACGTATTGAAGGTTGAATCCGTTAACGGTAATGTTATCACCTTCGAGCGTGCGCCCGTGTTCAATTACGACCGCGTGACCCTTGACAAACTCAACACATCCGAGAACCCCGACTTGGTTCTGGACGGGGTCAAATTGCGCTATGCTTCCAGCTATAGCAACGCGGGCGGTAATGGTATCTTTGTTGAGAACTGCGACCATGCCACAATCCGCAACTGTAACGTAAAGGGATTTGATAACGGCAATATTGTTATAAGCTACTGTATCAACTCGCGAGTCGTCGACTGCTACGCAGAGGTTAAGCACTCTGACGACCTCCAGTATGGTATTCTTGTTTGGGGTGGAGCTAACAACATTGTTAGCGGTAACGTCGTCAACAGTAAGCGCACCGCGATTGACTGCACCAGACTCGCAACTGATATTGTTATCGACGGAAACACCGTCATCGGCAATATCTCCCTTCACAGCTCGACCAATATCGCGATAACAAACAACACCATCAGCGACGGATGTATTCTAATACGCGGTAAAGGTGTTGTCGTATCTGGCAACATCGTCCAGAACATGGAATCCCCCACAATTGATATTGAAGAGATGGGTATAGACGGCGACCATATTATCGCAGACAATATCTTCCGAGGCTATAACTCTGTAAAAGCGTTTATGAGTAATATCACCTTTAAGGGAAACACCTTTATCACCCATAAGGTCCGCGAGTATGATTCCGCAGGAAATACAATCTCTTCGGTTATCCGCTTAATGGGCAATACATACCCCGACAGAGGTCTCACAATACAGGGAAACTCTTTCCGATGCGAAGAATGTGAACCGTATACCGCTATCGAATGTATAGCACTCTGCCCGAAGGTTGCAAACCTGCTTGTTTGCGATAACACAATTGCAGGCTTTAAAATCGGTTTACATCTCGCACAGGGCGGAAGCGAAGCAGGTGAGAACCTTATAGTTAAAAACAATATTATCTACTGTACCGAAAAGGGTATCACCTTCCGCGCTGTTAACAACACCCAGATTATCGGTAATACCGTTATCGGCACTGTTAAAGGTGTTAGCGGTATTGAGCGTTTCTACATCGACGGCGGGGAAGCGACAGGTCTGATTATAGCTCAGAACTACGTTAAGAACTTCGAAACCGCGATCAAATATGTTGGCGGTTCGGACACAGCCCGCGTTGTCTTCAATGATAACGTGTCGGTTGAATGTGATGCGCTTTCCTATGGCATATCGGGCAACACAACCCGCGTTAACAACGAGATGTTTGTTGCCTCGCCCGATGGAAGTGTATTCCAGATAAAAGTTGACGATAACGGCACTGTGAATGCGGTTAAACAGTCGTGGAGTCGTCAGTGATGGAGGATATAACAATGTTGCAGGAAATCGTCGATATTTGTGTAAATAACGGCCTGTCTGTTATTCTTGTAGGTTATTTCATATACAAAGACTACAAGTTCAATCAACAGATTCTTGACGTGCTGGGTGAGATGAAAGAGGTTCTTGCCTGTTTGAAGACTTGGCACGAAAAGGAGGATAACTAAAATGTCATATACCGTTAAATCTGGGGACACTCTCTCTTTCATTGCAAAGCGTTTTGGCACTACCGTGGAGGCGCTCGTCGCCTCCAACGGTATAGCCGATAAAGACAAAATCTACGTCGGGCAGACTATCAATATACCCGAAAACAAGCCCAACAACACCGCTTGTTATAACGCGCTGATAACCTGTCTCGAAGCTATTGAATCCCTTCCCGAATTTAAAGCCCTTGAGGGGTGGTTAAATGGCTAAGTTTACGGAGCGCACGACCGCGCCGAAGACCGATAACCGTTATTATTATGCTGATAACCTGTTTTATCAGTCGGGGTACGGCTTGCCAAACTGCACTTGCTACGCATGGGGCAGGTTTTGGGAACTTAAGGGTGGAGATATGCCTCGCCTTTCCCTCCACGATGCCGAGAACTGGTGGGATACTTCCGACGGCTACGAACGCGGGCAGACTCCGAAGCTTGGCGCGGTTATCTGTTGGCGTGTTGGTGATACCTCCTCCAGCTCGGACGGAGTCGGACACGTTGCAATAGTTGAGCGTATCAACGCGGACGGGTCGATTATCACATCCGAAAGCGGTTGGGGTGCATCGTCAACGTTTTGGCGCACAACCCGCACGAAGGGTAACGGCAACTGGGGAGCTTCCGCGAAGTACACCTTCCAAGGTTTTATTTATCATCCAATCGAATGGGATGACGGAGCAACAGGGGATTATATTAGCGGTAACCGTTTCTTGACTCTTGCCGAAATGCAACAGAATGCGCGTTATATATGGCGTTATCTTGCAAAGCGCGGTTGGACTCTAAACGCTGTTGCTGGTATGCTCGGAAACATGGAAACGGAAAGCACGATAAACCCCGCCATCTGGGAAACGCTCGACGAAGGGAACACGGTGGGTGGTTTCGGTCTTGTTCAGTGGACACCCGCAACAAAGCTGATAACATGGGCGGAGAATAGAGGTCTCGAATTCGACGAGATGGATACCCAACTCCAACGGATTCTGTATGAGGTAGAGAACGGGGGACAATGGTATAAAACAAGCGATTACCCCCTTTCCTTCGCACAGTTTACCACGTCCACAAAATCGCCTCGTTATCTGGCTATGGCTTTTCTGGCAAACTATGAGCGACCTGCTAACCCGAATCAGCCGACAAGAGGCGACCAAGCGGAATATTGGGTGGAATACCTTGCCAACTCCGACCCCGATATTCCTATTATCCCCGCACAGAAAAAGAAGCGCAGTTTGTCGCTTCTTCTGATGTGGTCGGCTACGAGGAGGAAAGCACGTTGATTTGTTCCGTTTGTGGAAAAGAGACAGAGAACCCCGTTCTCTGCCTCTCCTTTTTCCATTTGCCAACGTGTCAAGAATGTTGTACGAAATGCGCAGAGACTGAACCGTTCCGATGTGATGTAATATATAAGGAAGAGAGTGATTCTGATGTGGTGGAGTAGGTCGGGGATACTCTCGCATAATAAAATAATGAATATGGTACTCTCGAATCGTGGCGGCGGTAAAACCTTCGATTGTACGCGGTGGGGTGTGGATGACTCTATCAACAACGGTGCAGAGTGTGCTTGGGTGCGACGTTATCAGACCGAAATTGACGAGATTCTGAAGAATGATAAATTCTTTGACGCGGTACGGGAGTACTACCCCAACGCGGAGTTTAAAATCGAAGGTAACACGGGATACGTTAACGGTAAAGTTGCCTTTCATTTTATCGCATTATCGACCTCTCGACAGCTCAAATCGAACAACTACCCGAAGGTTAACAAGATTATATTCGACGAGTTTATAATTGAAAAGACTCGTATAACATATCTCAAAAACGAGGTTGAAATCTTCCTTGACCTTTATGAGACTATCGCAAGAACTCGCGACAACGTACGCGCGGTTCTGCTTGCCAATGCTGTTTCGATCGTCAACCCATATTTCTTATTCTGGAAAATCAAACCGAATACAAATAAACGGTTCACGGTTAAAGGACAGGTATGTATAGAGCTTTGGACTGATGAAGAATTTGTCCGTAAAAAGAAAATATCCCGTTTCGGTCAACTCGTCGAGGGTACGAGATACGGCGAGTACAGCATAGAGAATAAATGGTTACTGGATACAGATACCTTTATCGAAGCAAAATCGGCTGAGGCTGACTTTATGCTTGGTATGAAGTACAACGGTACAATGTACGGGTTTTGGGTGGACTATAAGAAGGGTCTGATATACGTTAACCGTCAGTATGACCCATATTCTGTATCTTTGTACTGTCTCCAGAAAGACGACCACGAAGACAACCTACTTCTGATAAAGTCTCTAAACGCGAATAAGAGAGTACAACGCATTCTGTACGCTTTCCAGAATGGTTTGTTACGATTTGATGATATGCAGGTCAAAAATCAATTCTACGAGATTATCGGCATGTTTATCCGATGAAAATATGACAATAGGCACTAATACTCAGCTCCGTTACAAAGTGTCCCATTTATA